TATCAATATTCTCTTGAATAAGATTAGTATTACATCTAATAAAACCTGTACTTCCTAGACTAGTACCACCGGAACCAATAGGTTTCCAACCTGGACTACCTTGTCCAGTATCTAAAACATAAATCTCCGCAAAGTCTTCTTCAGTATTATATCTGACAGTACCATAAGCAACACCAGTAGGTTGATTACCTGTAGTACCAGAAGGCAATCTCAGAACACTATCTTGACTAGTGAATGAGAGTGCCTCAATAATTGCTTCGGTTGTTGGGGAAATTTGATTCCCACTAATTTTAGTTATTGACATTACGCCTTAGAGTCCTCCGATTCTATTTAGATAGGCAGTTCTAAGATGTGTACTGTATCTGTGCTTTGTGGAGCATCAGTAAACACAACGTTAGAACCATTTGCGTCCATTGTATAATCTGTTCCTGCAACCTGAGCAACACCATTCAGAAATACCAGAACAGAGTCATCAGCATGTTGGTAAGGTGATGCATATGTAGTAACACCGAAAGTTAAAGTCACACCATCACCAGTGTAAGTTCTAGTGACATACTTATCAGATCCTACTAGTCCTCTACCAGTACCTGAAACATTACCATCAACACTTATATTACCATCTACGGTAATACGATTAGCAGACGTAGCAGCAGTGCCAATACCAATGTGTTGAGTATTATTGAAAGTAGCAATATTGATTTCACCAGTATCTGTGAGACCAAACTCTTTCCACACTCCACCGTAGTATATCCAACCAAGCGACTTGCCTGGTGACCAATTGATGTTATAAACAAGATCACCATCAGAGGGCGTATCATACCCAGTAATTGCGCTGAAATTTGGTTGTCCATTTAATTCAGGTGCCAGTAAGGTTTGCTTTAGAACCGTACCATCCTGGTTGAAGTATGTGATCTTCTTAGAGGATAAATTTGCTGTAAATGTAGTTTGACCTTGAAAAGTAACAGGACCAGCAAAGATAGATTCTAATTGGTTAGATGCACCACCGATAACAGTAAGTTTATCGGTAAGAACAAGTTCCGAGAATGTTTCGATAGTCGTATTTTCTTCACCAACAACATTAAGTTGTGCAATATCTTCATTAGTAATCTGACCAGTAACCGGGTTAATAACCTGGTTACCAATAAACAGGTCACCATTAGAGTTCAGACCAGAGTAGAAAGCAACGCCTGCTTCTTCTTTAATTGACTGAGAGAATTTAACTTGATCATTACTCAAAGTTTCTACTTGTGTCTGCGGGAATGCAGTTGAGTAGTTACCAGGACCAAAACCAAGATATTCAAATGTATGGTTGCCAGATCTCAGAATAGAGTGTCTGCGAAGTTCAACCGGAATAGGTGCAACTGTACCATCATTATTCTCTCTTACATTGATCTTACGAGTTTCTTCATCACCTGCACGAGCAGTTAAACTAATAGAAGACAGTCTCTTATTAATAGAGTCATAATTAGGTGTAGTACCTGGTTGTGTCCAACCAGTATCAGTTAGTAAGAATTCAATTGATTCTTTCGTTACAGATCTCTTAGGATCTTTATTTGGTGTCGGAGTAGCACCATCAGTAGAATTTACAAGTCCGATAGTTTCGTTGTCAGCGACGGATACCGCAGCAACAGGGTCAGCAACAGGGTTGTCTCTGTCAAACGTAGGATAGACTTCGTTGACGTTTTGAGAGAATTTCCTGTTATTGAAGTTAGAAGTTGAAGGTGCAATAGATGCACAAAGCAAGGTAAGGTAGAAGATTCCATCTTTAACGCCTCTCTCAAATGCTTGTACTTCCTCAATATCATACACATAGAATGCACGATTGAGATTATAGTTTGTCGTATCACTATTCAGAGGTTGCATTACATAACCGCTGATAGGAGGACGAGGCAGGGGATTAGTCTTATCCTTGTCAATTACATAACGAACACGATATGTTCTGTCTTGTAAGTCACGAGGGTCAGGAATCCTCTTAAGGAATGTAGTAGGAGTGAAGTTAACTGTATTGTATTGTGTGTTAGTAGATAATGTTGTATAGATTTCATTATCAATAGAAGATACTGTCAAGTACCAACCGCCAACTCTACCAGCAACACCATTAATAGTATATGTATTGATATCATATTGAATAGGAGATCCAGTCGTACCTGCTGCTTTACCAGATACACTAGGACCATAAGGTGCAATGTGTGCAGATTGAACCGTTGCTGATGTTTGACCAGTGCCAACTAATAAGCAGTTGATTGAGTCTGCGACAGCAGTCGCACCCGTGCCATCTTGACGAGCACCAACGGTGAAACCTTGGACTCTAGTTGTAGGAGGTGAAGCGTCCACCGTATATCCGTATAGATATAATCTCGTTCCTGGTGTTCCTCCTTGTCCTGCCAGAGCAGCATTAATTGCTTTAGTTCTTGGGATATCAATGTTAACCCAGTTGATAGATACTTCCTCGCCAAAGATGACATTCCCGTTAACTGTTGCTGTATTTGCTGATGTTAATGTAATTACTCTTGTACTAGTATTTACAGAACCAACTGTACAGTTAAGACCAATACCGTCACCTGAAACTGTCATGCCTTGAATGACACCTTCAATAGAACCATCATTAAGAAGAGTGATTGAAGATTCTCCGTTAGTGCCTGTTGCTGTTGTTGAAATAACATTCAGTGCTTTAGGAGGAATAACATGTGTGATTTCTCCTGCTTTATCTTTAGAGAATGATTTTGCTTTGAAACCTGCAGATCTTAAAGCTGTATTGCCGAAGTTGGAGTTTGAGTTTGTGATCGACATGTCAGCTCCACTTTCTGCAGTGAAGTGACCGAAGTATCCCACAGCAAACACCGAAACTGCCTGAATAAACGCATCATTACTACACTTAATGTGTTCATGACCCCATCCTTTACGATACTCAGCAAAACCATCTAAGTGAGCACCATCACCAGCAGTTGCAACATCATAACTACCAGTCGATTCATTATATCTTACAAATGCTCTATCATCTTTCTGTAGAGATAGACCAGTAAACTGTGCCACAACCATCGATTTGAAACCAGTTGCTTTAGCACCATTAGCGTGCATACCATTCATACCCCACACCGATCTTAGTGACAGGTTAAACGCATAAGGAGATGCAGAGTCAACAGTATCAATCTCAGTTTTAACAGCAATATTAGAACCTACAGCATTTCCTGTTGGTTCTCCTTGCATTTGGTAAGTAAAGACGTTACCAGATGCGGATGTGACTGTGAAACTTCCGTTATAAAGAGTTGCATCAATCTCGGATTGCGGTCCAGTAGATCCAGTAACTCCACTAACGTTAATGTTAACACCAACGGAAAATCCGTGATCTCTGGGGTTATCAAACTCGTCAACAGTAACTGCCGTTGCTGTCTGACCATTTCTTGTGATCTGAAGGACTCTGTATTCATCGGAAATAGGACCAACAATTCTATTTTCTTCGACTCTTGCCTGAATCTGATCTTGTGTAGGATCGCCAGATGTATCAGGAATTGTAGCAAATGCTTTAGATACCTTCTGATAGTAAATCTCTAAGTCGGTACGCTCTAGAATATTTGGAACAGCAGAATAGTCACCATTGGGAACAGTGCCGCTAGTAATAAGATCACTCAGAGTGTTACGACCATCAGCAAACTCAAAGCAGGTAAGTTTGTGATGTGAGAATTTAGGTGCAAGTGTCTCTACACTATCGGGTTTATAATATACACCTTCTTCAGCACCATCGAAGAAAGAGAACTGCCAGAAATATGTACCACCAGTTACCTTAAAGATTGCAGTTCTAGGGGGTGATTGTTCCTCAGTGTTGATACCCTTCGACGGAAGGATGGTTGGGTAAGGAACATACTTAGGAATAATTTTTGTACGACGAAGATCAGTACCAACGAGGGAACAACCTCTAGGAACGATGATACCACCTTCTACAGAGTTAAACTTATAAAGAACATTGTTAGGAGATGTTAAGTCAAGGTTTGAATTCTCATCAATAGGAGCAACGTTTGTATAGAGAATATCACCAGGACGATTATCAACTTGATATTCTGCTGGATACAGCATAATCGAGAAGGCGTCAAATTCGTCATTTGACAGACCTACTCGATACGAAAATCTAGCAACTTCTAAGAATGCCCTTTGAATAGTTTTGAAAGGACGCAACGCAGAGTTACCCCTGTTATCAATAGCATCAGAGGCATCAAAATCGTCAGGGTTGACATAGATAATACGTCCTGTTCGGGACGTAATAATATTCTTAAGTCTAGTTAGAGACATTTTCTACGCTGCTTTTTAGTTATTTATTAGACATTAGGGAGCGGCAGCACCGCCGCCGCCACCGCCACCCATGCCAGAGTAGTCGGTAACATTTCCTCTGATCTGGAATGATGTTGAATTATCTTCAAATCCCAAGAGACTAAATGTATTATTTTGTGTTACAGAATTAACTACAAGTTTTTCACTAGGACCGATGACAATAGATGTAGTACGAGCAACATTGTTAGCAGCATTTGCACCACCAACAACAATATAATTTTCAGCATCTAGATCAGTCTGACCAGAAACAACAGCAGAAACTGTTACTCCTGTTCTGTTAGCATCATCATCCTTCGGATTATCAAAGAATGTAGTTGAAGTTGTAGCAGCAGGAGATCCCGCACCAAGACAAATTTTCAACGTACTACCTGTATAATCACGAACATATCCATAAGCATCAGGAGTAACTGTGCTAATTGTATATGTAACATTATTAAACAGGAAAGTATCAGATCCTGCAGCGATAGTACCTACTACATCATACACATACATTGCGTCAAATGTATATGCACTAGACATTTGCAAGGAGCGATCACTACCACCGTAAATATTATTTCCTGCAGTTCCTGTACCACCATCATAGTAATAAAGGAAACCAGTTAAATTAGTTCCTTTGAATGCATACTGAACATATGCACCACTAGAACCTGCCGTTCCGTTAGATGTTTTATTGGTAGTATATTCTGTTCCATCATCAACTGGAGTTCCTGAACCAAAAACACCATCAGCACCCCATTCACCATTAACAGTAGTAGAAAGTTTGAAATCTCTACCAGTCATAGAGGAATCGGAAAGATCAAAACGATATGTTCTATCAGTTAAAGTTTGTAATCCTGTGAGGAAAAGATCGTATACACCACCAGAAGTTGTAGTTGAGAATACCAATCTTTGTGCGGCAGTCGCAACACCACCAGCAGCGGCAGTACCAGATGCAGTAGCACCTGAGTTTGCAATACTATCACCAGCAGCAAAATCAGCACCAGTACCATTAATTGTGGAGGGACCAACATAAATGATTGGATCAGCTGATGTGCCACTTACACCAAATACAACTGCTGTTGTATGGTTACCACCAGCAACATCGCCAGCTTGAATAGTATCACCTACGGTAAATGTTCCAGTTCCAGTTTCAAGTGTAATTGCACGAACCAGAACATCCTTTACAAATATAGTTGAAAGCTCAGGAATAACAAACGATTCAAATTTAAAAGACTTTTCCCCATCTTCAGTAGTATAGGTTGCACCTTCAGTAAAACCTGAAGTAGAGGTCATCGTAGTACCCATTGTGAGTTGGTAACTTGAGAATAAGTCACCACTATGAAGTAAATAATTAGATGCACCGACCGTAAGAACCTGATCCCAGTTCTTAATAGCTACTGAATATGCAGATCCCGTACCATCATTAGCAACTGTTAATACCGCACTCGCAGATTTATCAATAGGTGCGCTATACAGCAATGTGTTAGTATTTGCCGCTGGTTTTGATTGTCCAAGTAATCCTGTTTTTGACATGGCTAGTTATTAAAATCCTGCGTAGAAAAATTGTTGTTGTCTGGTTCTACCAGTTAAGTTTGCGGCACCAATACCAGCACCAAAGTTTACATCATCAAGTGAAACGTTTTCTGTAGAAAGAAGTGTTGCATCTGCATCAGGGAAACGAATCGTTCTGGTATCAGTTAAGTTATCAGTACGGAATGCCAGTACACCGGCAGCTGCATCATTTTCTTTAAGCAGAGGTTGAAACAGAGTTTTGTTTGTTAAATTCTGTGTTGCTAACTCCGTAACAAGTGTATTGTTTGTTGTTACATTTGTATTTAGAGCAGTTGTAGGGGGGAACTCCATCACCTGATTAGTTAAGGTGTTAGAATTTGCTACATCAAACGTAATTCTCTTCGTAACATCATCCGGGTCAGCAAGTGAAAGAGACTTAATACTTTTGTTACTAAGAGTTTGTGTAGAATCTTCACCAACCAAAGTCAAACTTTGATCTGGTACAGTTATAATTCTATTTGCGGTTAATACATCAGTATTAAACTGTGCCCAAAAGGCAGTATCCTCAGCAATAGAAGTTAACTTTAAATTGACTAATGTTTTAGAGAGTAAAATCTGCTCAGTTTTTGTGTCAATTAAAGTTGATACTGTTGCTGTAGGTTCACCAGCAGTTGTTACTGGTCCTGCATCAGGTAAGAAATATGATCTACGAAGACCGGAGGATAAAGGCCAATTAATCTGAAAGATTGCCTCTTCATCACCATCTACAAGAACAAAATTATCTTCATCAATGAGAAGAGTTTTATTTCTCAGAGTTTGCTCTGTGTCATCACCAACAAGAATCGTACCATTACCAACAGTAATAGGCGGTAATGTCATGATTCTGGTATTTGTACCAGTACCTACGTTACTGACTTCAAATCTAGCACGAGGACCCTGAGAATCTTCAAGAATAAAGTTCCCATCACCCATAACAAAAGATCCTGTTACTTTAACAGAACCCGTACCCTTAGGAGAAAGAACGATGTCCGCATTGTCTGCGGTGGCATCAACAGCAGTCATATACAGTGAAACAAATTCGCTGCTATTTTGAATTCTGCTGTAATAAACACCACCGTCACCAAAAGATAATCCAATTTGATCGTAAGCATCTTGATATAAACCAGTGTCACGGTCCAAATCGAAACATAGTCCAGGAGCAGATTTTACACCCTGAGCAACACCTTTAAATAATTGGTTGATCTTTGCTTTCCTGTTAGGAATCAAAGGGTCAGATACAACTACAGGCAAAATTGCCTCACCCGATAGGTTACTATCGGCAATTGTATCTAATTGAGAAATCTTTCTTGTTCCCACGAATAATTACACAGTTTGCTACAGGTCTATTTATACGGATACAACTCATTGTATCTGAGGAATCTTCTCTTATTAGGTTCAACTTCTAGAGAATGACAACAATCAAGATAAGATTCCCATTCTTCAGTAAGATCAGAAGGGATCTCTATTTCCAAGCATAAGTTCTCGGAGTTGTTTTGCTTTTTCATAATTATGTTTATGATACTCTATTACATCGTCAACACAAGAGAGCATTTCTTCATATGTTCTCCGTGCATCTACCTTTGAATCTTGAAGATAATCGTCGATAGCATCTTGCATACGACATTTGCGTTGCTCTTCATAGGTAGTGTTCGGTCCAAAAAATGGGTGTTCTTCAACCATAGATCATAAAATAAAGAGTAAGGGGGCGCTGCTTCTAAATGCAGATCTATTGTACTCCCCCACTTATGTATAACTCCCGAGGCAGGATTTGAACCTGCGACCGAGTGATTAACAGTCACCAGCTCTGCCACTGAGCTACTCGGGAATGACATTACACTTATCCGAATGCTTGCTATGGGGCATTTTCTAAACCCTAACATTCTGACAGTTTGTAATGGAGCAAGAGAGTAACCAACTCTCAATCACAGTATGGTTAGTACCGTCGCGGGCGAGCTCATTCCCCGTCTAAGAGCCAAATAACGGACTTGAACCGTTGACCTACTGTTTACAAAACAGTTGCTCTATCCAGCTGAGCTAATTTGGCGTTCTTCTTTCTTTAGTTTGAAATAGATCTTGTAGTATCTATTACACATTTCTCTGAGTACATCTCTGTCTTCATCGAATCCAAGTCTCTTGGTATGTGTGTAAGAACCTTCTAACTCTGAGATGAGTAGAAGTATATCTACGGGTTTCATTGACGTAAGGGCCAAGGACCAAAATAGTCTTCTTTGTCTAGTTCAAGATACTGATACAGTGCAATGTGCAGATGCCAATAACGAAGATACCAGTCAGCAATCAAACCATACATCGGTAATTCATGATAATCATTTTCATTTTGATGAAGCATTCGGACTAACTTTTCTTTATCCATAAAATAATTACAGAACATAGGAGTGGGGGGACTTGAACCCCCACGACCTTAACGGTCAACAGATTTTAAGTCTGGTGCGTCTACCGATTCCGCCACACTCCCGTCATTACAAGGTTCTCTCTAATCTCTCCATTGGTTGATCTGGAAAATCTCTTGGTCTACTATCACCAGCATTATCAGTTCTAGGTGAACCCTCGTTCGCTTTCATAGTATGCTGATAGTTGATCCTCTTATATCTGATGCAGAATGGATCTGGCATCCAATAGGTCACTTGCCAGTCAATCAAAGGATTTAATTCCAGATGCTTCTCAACAGAATGATCGAAGATTCCAATTTGAATATACCCATCATGAGTAACGCACGATTTATCACTAATAGGTACGACAAAGAGTTGTTTCACTCGTTTTCACCCGTCCAAGTGGGAGGATGAAAAGCACAATACTCATTGAAAATGATTTTCATCTCCTTATGAGTTAGGTTAGCATTATTTGCTGCTTTTGGCAAGTTCCATTTTGCTGACCAAAGATTTTCCATTGATTCGCGGGTTTCAGGTCTCATCAGGCAATCCTTTATTTTCTAAGAAACTTTTACGAAATTCTTCTACCTCACTCTGAATCTCTTCAGGAACAGGAGGAATTTCGTTAACAGGAACCATCATAACAGACTTACCATCCTTTCGAGTAATCTTCCAACATACACGTTGTGTATCAGTCAAATCAACCAAGAATTCTAGATACTGTTCTGCTTGTTCTTCAGTAACTCCAATAGGTCCAATCATTTTACAGCACACTGATAGGTGATCATGTCGCGATCTAACACTCTATGTAGTACAGATACTGTTTCCGCAAATCCCTCTGCACCTTCAGCATCCCACTTCCAATTTACGGTCTTTTCATAACCTTCAATATCAAGCAGATTGATGCTGCGCTTTGAGAAGTTGACAAATACCTGACAGAGTTCGTCAGTATGCATGGGGGGTTCCCTTGAGTACCCTCATATTATAGCAGAGTCTTAGAACTGTGTCAACTGCGTATCCTGCCTTAGAATCCTGTATTTGTCCGGATGGGCAATTGGATCTCTATAGGCAGAACTATCATTGGTCAATGACACTCGATAATCTCCCGCTCTTGTAGGATCCATTAACAATTCAACACCACCCCTAACAACCGTTCTCAATCCCGTCACACTCTTAGGTGATTCATAATTCTCAAGATTAATTAACTGCAATAAATGAGGAGTAGACATGATGATAGAACTTTCGGCAGACATATTAAGTTCCAGACCACTTCTATTCTGCTGATTACAAGAGTTCTCATACATACTACCTGTAACTTTTGTCATCACAGATGAAATTACAGACTCGGAAGATTGCAATTCAAACTTAGCACCAACAACATTCATGTTAACGTCAGATCCAAATCTAAGTTGATGTTGTTGAATACCTTCCTTTCCATATCCCTCAGCACCAAGAAAAAATCCTCCACCAACTTCAATATGCATGTTACCACTGACTTTCAGATAGTAATCACCTTCAACAGTTCTAACATAATCTTTATTGACTAACTTACAATCATCACCATGAACTTCCTGTGTAAGAACACCAGCATATGTAATATGATCTGCAATCAAATTACCCGTATCACCCAATTCTCCAGTTGTAGTTTTTACATATTCAGCAACGTAAGCATCTACAACTTCCTGACTAGCATCTGGATTAGCTTTACGATAATTATCTCTCGCAACTTTTTCAGCATACTGAGCATTATTGAATGAAATCGATGAATGTGTTGTTCCATTGGCATGTTTATGCACCTGACCTTGACGACCAGGTGTACCAAGATACAAATCATATGCTCCGTTTGGATAATTCTTAGCCGTTGTTAGATATGGATCTGCATCATTAAACATGAGAGAGAATAATCTATTACCGTCCTCACCTCTAACTTTAGAGAGTTTTTCTATTTGATCTGGTGTACCATGCGTAACACCATATAAAGGAAACCATCCATGTCTATGTGCAAGATGCATAGATGGGTTTCTTTCACAAGACGCACTAGTAAATGTTGCTAGAACTTTCATAAGTCCTGTCAAATTTGTTTTATGCATCTCTGTGAGATTAGTGCTCAATGCAAATACCGTACTCTTAGTTTCCCAATGTTCAATCACGCTTAGAGTATCAGTATCCCGCACACCTTCTTTGATCTGTTTTGTTACATCACCGATTTCAGTTGTAATGCTTTTTGCCGTAGTAGTGATACTCTCGATCACTTTATCTACAGTCTTAACAACTAATTCTTGCCTATCAAGTGTTGATGCTAGATATTTGTCAACAGCATCATTAACCGGTTTAAGAGAATCATTTACATAAATCTCCAAGTTTTGATCCATAGAACAGGATGTAGTTAAAACTTTACTAATGGCACTCTGAAGTCTTTTCTGCACATTAGTAGGCACTCCATTAGAATATGTAAGGGTCTTCTTCTTTTCTAGATCAGTAGCAAGATTAACTAAAGATTCCCTCATTGCTGAGATAATCTGAGCATATACTGCACCAATATAATTACCAATACTTCTAGTAAGATCTCCTTCAGTAACTTTCTTACCAGTTACCATATCCAAATAGTACCCATTACTCTTTATTAGAGTGGAAAGATTATTTGCTAAATCTTCAATTAAATAGGATAACTTATATTCAAGACTTAACCATGGACCACCAACCCCATTCGCTACAGGAATAGGATTCTCAGGATCAATTGGTTTAATTGGATTAGAAGAACTACCAGATATCTTTGCATTACCTATATTTTTAGGAGAACCTTCTGATCCATTGTTTGTTGACTTCTGACCAGGATATGCAACAACATTGGTAGAACCTTGCCTTAAAGGTGCTTCAGGTTTTACCACATTAATATCTGCAGGATGTTTTGCAGATTTGTTTACGCCATTACCAGATGGAATAGTTTGATTAGAGAATGAAAAAAGTCTACTCTGTAATGTTCGATCAGACTTTTCAACTCTCATAACACCAATCACAATTGGCATTTGAGCATACTCACCATCCATGAAAAATCCCATAACAACCGCACCGGGTTGCAATTGTCCGGAGGATTCTCCTTGACCATCATTACCTGCCTGAGAAGTATGCTGCAACACAGTTGCCCATGGTAGATAATCTGTAGGTAGATCACCTACAGTACCACCTCTAAAGTTAGTATAATATCCTAAAATTCTGACTTTAACCCTACCAATCTCCATAGGATCTTCGTTATCTTCTACTTCACCGACCCACCAAAAGAATCCGTCTTTACCAATAAAATTGGTTGTAGATTCAGAGGTTATACCGTCTACATTGAATGCCATTACGTCTAGGGTCTTTTAAGTATTTATTAACTCATTATAATATCAATAGTGATATTGATAGCTACAGTAATTCTAAGTTTGTCACTCTTACCCTGTGGCATGACCTCATGTTTCAACTGTGCAGGAAAAAATACCATATCATCTTCTTTAGTTGGAATTTTGTACCATTCTTCTACCCAAGAATTATTAATTGTTTTTTTCAAACATCTATCAAGATTTGGTCTAGAATGTTTAGTAAACTCTCCCCAAATAAAAGGATTAGAAAAAACTGTAGGAGAATGATTTTCCTCATCAAACTGCATATAATGTACTGCAGAGAAGTCACAAAAACTATGAAAATGACTTCTCATAGTAGACTTTGTGTCTCCATATGCAGCATAATTGACAAACTCCCATGTATATTTGGTTCCTTCATCAAGATCCATAGTTCCCAAGAATTTTTCAACTATGGTCTGATAGACAGGAGCTAATTTAGTGTAATCAGGATCATTGAATTTTGGATTGCCATAATCAACATAACATTGATGTAAAGGTCCCATATCTGGTTTTACATTTCTATTAGGATCTAATGCATAGTTACCAGTAATACGAGAAATGATTTGCTCCTTATCATATAAGGTAGGATCAACTCTAAAAGTTTTAACGGGTAAATTAAAAATCATTATTTGATATAATTATTTTCCAACAACCATTTACGAGTGAGAGGAGTCGGTTTATAGACTTCCCACATGTTACCCTTTGCACAAGCAGTAAGGGCATCCATAGTCATGTTCTCTGTTCTACCTGCCCACTGTGCTTCTGCTTCCCAAGGAACAGCATTCTTAGGATATGTACGCTCTGCCATTACTCTCCAGATCATAGGAACTTCATCCTCTGGTCTAATAATAGCGATCAAACTATTATCAATAGTTCCTGCCATACAATCCTGTGCAGCGTGCCATCCTTCATGACGCATCAACATCATCAGTGTACCAGGATCACCCATATAATTCCTGTTGAGATACACATTGTTGGACACAGTGTGGTATACACCACGATGCATTGTAGGGAAGTATCGTTGATCAGCAAGGAATACTTTGATACCAATCTGATTCATCGCCATCAGCATGGTATTAAATTCATGTGCTACTGATGTGAACTCTTCAGTATTATCATACTGTGAGGAGATATCAAGAAGGGAGTGAACTTCTTCTACATCTTTCTTACATTCACGCACTAACATACAACCCATAGCATCCATGCTGTTGTATCCTTTAGTGATCTTATCTTCACCAGCAATAACTGGAATAGACATTCCATGTAGAGCACCAAGAATAAGGCCAGAAATGATAACATTTTTCATAAAAATTTCCATTGTTTGGGATTAACAACCATGTTTTCCATGGGTTTTTTTGCGACTAACATTAAGTCATAAGATACAGAATATCTAGTAGTTTCATCATCGTAAGGTTCTACCATATGACGCAATTGAGCAGGAAATAATACTAACATTCCACTTTCAACAGGGACAAAACTTTCGTTAGAACTATATTTCCCTTCGGTTGCAGTTTGTAGAGGTAGATATTCTGTACAGTGAGTTGGTGGTCTAATAAATTTTAAACTACTCTCACCTGTTTGAAGATAAAAGACACAACTAATATGAGAATTAATATGCCTATGAGGTTGAACCGAACCGCCACGATTCAATCGAACTGCCCAAGATTTTTGAACTGCGATATCACAATCACTAAGATAACCCATACCATCTAGATATTGTGTTGTGTGATATTTAATTTGATCATTCAGCCATTGAAATCCAGGTTTAAAGTGAATGTGACCAGACTTTTTAGTATCGCCAAAGTAACTTGTTTGATCGACAAAGTATTGTTTCAGCAGTTTTACCCGATCGACATTAGGATCTTTTAGTTTCTGATCAAATTCATTATAAGGCTTATCGCAGATTTTGTCAATCTCACCAATCATTAAGTTTTTATTATATCCATCCAATTCAACAACATAGACTGGAACTGGAAACAAATCAAATATCATAATAATAAAGCATTAATGGGCGAAGAGGGGATCGAACCCCCGACCGACTCGGTGTAAACGAGTAGCTCTACCGCTGAGCTATTCGCCCTGTTTAGTAAAAATGTATAGAGTATCAGATCCCCATACGCGGTTACCAGACTCATCCAATCCCTTGTCTCTACTATGTAGTTGGTTATTGATAAGAATAACTTCTGATTGAACACAAGCATTTCTACGATAACACTTATTACCTAAGATGTTGCCATTCCATGCTCTACCATCGAACTTGAATATCATATCACAATTCTCTCTGCGTGTCCAGTCTATATTGTAGTTTTCTACAACAACCTCCTTATCGGAAACATGAATCACCTTATGATGTCCTTCTCTATAAGGATGATCCCTTTCGCGTCTATACCATTGCCGAGAATGCAGACCACCGGGAATTTTCTCCCAAAGAATCTCAATCTGAGAGAAAAGAGTTGGTGCTGATTGTGCTTGTCTGAAATTATTATATTTGCCCGTAAGGCATTCTTCAAAGTCAGTCGTCATAAATCAAACATTCAGGTTCAGAAGGATTCTGATCGCAGAACAGTTCAAGATAAGATGGGTCGTGATGGTCACCTGCATCGATTTCTTTTTTATGATGCTCTACATATTCCTCTAGTTCGTGCAGTTCGCCTTCAATATGACGGCGCATTTGAGGATTTGTTGTGGGATCTTGAAGGATTTCTTTGTCTTTTTCAATGTGCTTTTCGATGCTTTCCATGTTGGGTGTAGATCCGTAATAATAATATTTATTAGGCAATTTGGTCTCTCTGTCTGAGGGTAGAATCCTTCATCAGATGCAATTCCGTAGTTGCCGACGTAGAAGTGACATTGTGTGTAAGACTATGGATTAAATAACGTCCACTATATCTTTTGTCATTTTCTCTGTAGTCTCCATCATTATAGATTGCAGGGACGTTAATGTCAATGCCAGTTCCTGCATACAAATCCATGTTTATGGGGACTTCAGCATTTACTTGAACATTTTTAAGACTTTGCCTTCTTGCAAATTCATATGCTTCTAATTGAGTCAATTCAGTATAAGTCGCTTGTGCTTGACCATCTTTACTATCAAAAATTCTATTTGGAATGGGACTATATCTAATTCTTCTAGCAGAGTCAATATAACTCTTTACATCTTTGTCGAACTGAGTATATGGATTGACTGAGTTTTTATCGTCAAGATGTTCCATCTTGTTCCACATATCACTCAAACTGTATCTATAAGTTGCTGCTGGAGAATCTTCACTAATTCCAATTTGCGATGATGGTAATGAAACCGGGTCAAATCCAATACTATACCCGCAATAACTACCCTCTCTAAGAGGTTTCATATAGCAAGTATCATTTTCAAAACCAGTGCCAGTCATTATAAAATTATCTCTTGTTTCTTCAACCTGCGGTTCAGATAAATCATACCTATACATTCTAGGTAAACCTTTAACCGTACTAGTTTCCGCCCTAGCCATCTGATCCGTAATATCAGCAACTAGTTTATCCAATGACTTAAAATGAAACCCCAAAGAGTTTTCGTAAAATACAAATCCATTTTGTAACATACCGCCTGCCTTAGGTTTTCTAATGCTTCTTTGAGCAACCATGAATAAGACATCAAGTGGTCTGAGATTTGGAGCAATGAATGGATGTGTATTTAAAGTCTCTTCGGAATAAAATTGCTTGTCTGAATTTAAGAAATTTTTACCCTTCAATAAAGTTTTAACAATTTCAGATCCCTCTGTATTTGAAAATATTACATTAGAATGTCCAAAAACATTTATAGCTTCGTTTTTAATGTACTCTTCAGATACACATTTAAGAGCATATACATCAGAACCTCTACTAGATTTTACTCTATTAGAGATACCCATTGCCCTAAACACATACATTCTATCACCCATAGCACTACGAAGTCTAATTTCAATTTGTTCACTACCAGTAATAGCACCCAACAGTCCGGCAGCATCTTCTATCATAATATTACATTCCATACAAACTCGACCAAGACCTTCAGTGATGGTAAATCCTAAAACAAAATCAGCAATATTACTTACACCCTGATCATTCTTAAGTCGAATACCATTTCTCTTTAAGAAAACAGAATAGTCAACTTCACCTGTATATGTTGTATTTAAGAAATTCGACATAATTACGTCCTTGAGAAACTAGGTTGGGCTAAAGTAGAAGCAGTACCTTGCATAATCTTACTCGCTGTTTCACTTGAATTGCCGCCACCTGCAGCATTATTTACTAAACTACTAATAGTTGCATGAGCTTTCGCTACGTTTGATGCTACTTCAGCATTGTTTGCTCTAACCTTTCCAATTAAAGAGTTCATCGACTGAGCGTTTCTTGTCGCCAATTCCGACGATGCTGCTGCTCTTTCCTTTGCTGCTTCTTTAGAAGCATCACCTCTACGATTTTCAAAATGTTTTTTCATCGTTTCAAGAGGTCCGAGACTAGAAACGCTACTTCCCTTCTTATCTTCACCATCACCGGTTCCGCCGAATTGCTGACCTGCATCATCAGTATTAAATATGTTCTTGTCCATAGTTAATGGACTACTCTTTAAGTAATTAGGCAGGAAGGAACCGGCATTTCCACCAGATTCTTTAGTCTGATTATCATTAGTAGTTAAATTACCTAACGGAGCAATAGTGAATTTATTCCCCCCACCACCACCAGTTCCTGCTCCAGTTTCCTTTGATTTGGCAAATGAATTATAGAAATTATTACCATCAGTACCAAAACTATACTTAGAATCAGATTTCATTGAAAATGCATTCTTTAAAGCATCATTAGTACCAATAGAAGTAACATTCAGTGCTCGGTTGACACCTTCGGCATCAGCACCACCAGATTTAAAAACTTCCGCCAAATAATTTGAATCTGCTGCTAATGGAAGAAGACTTGACAGTTCATTTCTTTCATTATCAGATCCCTTAGGTGTGTTGAATAAATCAGTTATATTCGTCAACCAATTAGAATCTTTTAAAGCACCATCCTCCATTTGAGATTGATTAACTTTTGCACGAGCAGCAAGTAACTTCTCTTCATAAGACATATCGGATGCTCCCGACTCTATCATCGAATTAATAGCAGAAGATTGTACTGCACCTTCTTCAATACCTTGTCCACCACCTTGCTGTGCTTCTCTAGCAACACCTAAGTATAAACTATCTGGATATCCAAATGATCCAGGACTCTCTTTTTTGCCTCCTGCTGCCCAATAACCCCAACCATCATGAGCAATTGTTGAAATTTTATGACCAGTTCTATTTCCATATGCCTCAGCCGCAAGTGCAGCCAGTCTATTAAGACCACCTTCATCTGCTCGATAATCTTTAACATCAAGAGAAAGACCCATAGATCTTTGAGTTCCTTTAGCAGGATTACCAATATATTCTCTACCAGCAGAACTGTAACCAATACCAGTGTTAGCACCAAATTCAGACCATTTGTTATTTCTAAAGTTTGGGTGACCCATGACAGTCATACCCCTACTGAGTGCCCATTTACCTAAATCTACTGCGGCTCTAAGTCCACCACCTTGAACACCAACATTTTGACCAGAATCAAAAGCAGCGTTTGGGGGAATATCATATGGACTACTAATTCCACCACCGGCAATACCTGCTTGACCTGCCATGGCAGTAACATTATCAATATTGACACCCAACATATCAGCAACGGGTTCAATATATTTTCCAGCATCAGTATCTCCCAATGCCATCTTGGCAGCCATGACCAACTTTTCGCCAAATGTAAACTTATCTGCATTCGGTCCTGCGAAAATACCAGCATACTTTCCAATCTTACCAAGAAGTCCTTTCTTATCTTTAAAGAACTGACCAGCAACTCCAAGTCCACTTTGAATGAGAGATCCTAAATCAAATCCCTCCTGTTTGCCCATGACACCACCAAACTGCTTCAGTAGTCCACCAATACTACCACCAAGAGATTCGTTACCAAATATCTTACCAATTTTACTACCTATGCCAGGACCTTGGCTTAAAATTCCCGGTAAGAAAGTGCTGCCTTTGAGATTGCCCTGCTCATTATAATCAAAACCAAAGGTTTTATTGCCAGCAAGTGCAGCACCATACTTGTCACCACTTGCTAATGGACCAAATGAATATTGACTTTCATTCTTCTTGCCACCAAACATGCCGCCGAAGAAGTTACTGATTCCGCTAAAGAATCCGCCGCCTCCTCCTCCGCCACCAGAAGATCCTCCCGAAGATCCTCCCGAAGATCCGCCACCACCAAACATACCCTTGACAGCATTACCAATACCGGAGAACATTTTACCTAAAAATGCCTGAGGTGCAGCATTTCTAGTTCCTAGTCCAGAACCAGTCTTAAAATCTTTTTTGGATGGTTTTTTAGAAGGCAAAGTACCGCCACCCATAGCAGTCATTTGTGCTAAAGTTTTGGTATATTCCTTAGAAACACCTTTATGGAAGGGAATAACACCAAAATCACCAGAAGAACCTTTTGAAATATATTCTGTACCGTGTGCAATAAAATCTGGTCTATTTCTTCCTTTAACAGAAACAGGATAACCAGACATAGGTCCAGTAATCCAACCCCCTTCAGGTTTATATTGTACTTCACCACCTTCACTAAATCCATAACCCTTGCCCATTGCCTGAGCAATTCGCTTATCAGTTAGTTTCGGATCTTTTCTAGTATGAGGTGTATCTAAAGGAACGACAAATGCATCACCACCTGATTTTTGACTAACATACTCTGTACCATGACCGATAAAGTCAACACCGCTACCATCAAGCGATACAGGATATCCAGACTGAGGTCCAGAAATATATCCGCCAGACGATTTTCTTCCTCTTCTCCTTACGCTACCACCTTTTGATTTTTCTTCAACACCTGAAGGATCAACAATATTAAGATATTTTTCCTCAAATTGATTGATAAGATCTTCTACTCCAGCACTTAATCCATCAATACTACCCTGCTGATTATCATTGATTTCATCAGCCTTCGCGTTTTGCTCCTCTTGGTATTCTTTGAATCTACCCCAAGCATAAGCACCAGTACCAAGTACAACAGCAGTACCAAGAACACCTTTAACAGCACCTTTAACTCTACCACCGCGAGGTTTGCCAGCAGTAGTTCGTCCTGGTGTTGCTCCAGTTAATCTATTTTTCGCACCCCTAAGTCTATTATAGAAGAATGTTAAAACCGATCTCAGATCACTGATAATCCGTAGGGGATTAGAAAGCCATCGTAGTCCTAATAATAAAACTCCTAGATTACCAAAACCTCGCAGAAATCCGCCAAGGCGGTCTTGCCAACTATTTTCTTCATTGAAAAAGTCATAAAGACCATCAACAATTCCAACAATTCTACTTCGAGTAAACTCGTATATCCAAACAAATATTTTCTTAAATGTCTCAAGGGTATTCTTGATCTTCTCCTGATTTTCTGGATTTGCCAGATATTCAAGAATTGGTCTAATAATGAAAAACTTTAATAGACCACCTAAAATACCAAGTAAACCTTCCCAAAATCCTTTTATTGGTAAACCCTTAAAAGGAGATTTTAAAGTCTTTGTCGATAGTCCCTGCGCTTTTGTATAATTGGGAGTAAAATTTTGTCTTGCTTCTTTTTTCTCTTTCTTTAGTCTATTAAGCTCAACACCATATAAACCTTTTAATGATGCACCAATACTGTTTAAAGCATTACCAATGCTATTAAGTGATTTGAGTTGAGCTGACTGGGATTGTACTAGACTCTTCCCCAAAGGACCAGCATCCCTTACCGCGTCAGCACTAATATTCGGAGCTTTTACAAACTTGTATATATTTAACTTCTGTTGTATTGCCATTATTTACTGCTGAGGTTGTGCTACAGGAACTCTAACAGGCACCCTGACATAATTATTTATAGGTACACCCTTAGGTATTGCAACTAGTTTTTCAACGACAATAGGAACTTGCTGAACTTCAATTTTTGTCTGTAGTGCTAATTCTCTACTCTTTTCATCCATAGGATTTCTCATACGAGATCTACTCATTTGACCACCAAGAACTGTAGGATCAACACCTAATTCTGCCGATATATCAGTAAGTGCATCTTGGAAACTTCTGTTACCCATTGCTTGTCCCATAACAGCAGCAAGAATACCAGTAGCATTACCTTCCTGAAATACTTCCTGAAGGGATCCCATTCCACCCATTGCTTGGGGGTCTGGTAAACCAAGCATCTGTCCAAAACCAGTTGATGCCATAACACCAGGAAGCATCTGAGCAATCTTAGCAACACCTTGATTTTCTTCTAAGAATCCCCCAACACCTTGGAAAAAACTTTGCATACCTTGAGGTAACATTCCAGGTAATGCACCTAATGCGCCACCAAATCCTCCAGTAAGGAATCCCTTCATAACACCACCAAGACCATCACCAAAGGTACTATTCAGTCCAGCGAAGAATGTACCTTCCGCACCAAAAGTACCAGGGAACATACCACCCAGAGCACCCATACCACCAACGATGGCACCCATAATATCGCCTTGTGATAGAGCAACAACTGCTCTAATACCCGCCATGATGGGAGCAACACCAGGAATAAATGATAATCCCAAACCAACAACTTGACCAATTGGAGAATTTAAGAATCCTCCAATTGCATTACCAACACTACTAACTGCTTTCTTTATACCATTAAATGCGCCACTAATTGCCTTACCAACAGATTTGAATACTTTACCTAAAAATGCCTGAGGGAGATTATTAGGAAGTTGACCACCAGAACTGAAATTAAATAAATTACTAAAATCAATATCACTAGTTTTTACATCAGAAGATTCATTAGGTTCTTCTTTAGGTTTAGGAGACCCAACGCCAGGAAGACCTAATTTAGCTTTAAATATCTCCCACCCATCTTTTAGACTTAATGGATTATATCCATAAAAATTATTAAGAATACCCTCTTTAGTTAAAGGTTGCGAAAACGGATTACCAGAAGGACCATCAGCAGGAATATCACCATATGCCAGTTTTAAATAATCAGCAATTGGATCATCCAATTCCGGTTTAGAATATGCTTCATCGAAAGGATTTTTCGGAAGATTAATACCAGAACCATCAGAACTTCCTGCTCCTCCTCCACCTCCTCCACCGCCATCGCTGCTGCTACCGCCGCCTCCGAAGAGACCACCGATTATATTACCAGCAGCATCAACTAAAGATCCTCCTGCATTTAGAGCAGCACCAGCTAAAGGAAGACCATCAGGTGCCAGATATAACTTGAATGTGCCGTCAGTTACACCCTTGATAAATGCAGATTTAGAATCTTCAGGAACAGGAGACAACCCCTTTTGTTGACGAGGCAATGCTAATACACCCTTCAGCAAAGCAGCCATAGGATCGAGTTGCACTGATGTTTTAGTGTCAGGTATCCAATTCCGACCGTCCCATACTACAGGTTGACCATTCAATGTAGCCTTTTGACCTATAGGTCTTCCAGGAACAGTATTTGCTTGACCAGTGGGAGCAGCAGTATCTACTTTACCGGTTACCTTAGTAGATTTACGCGGATCATCTTTAGTTAAATGTATTAAACTAAGATAAGATTTTGGATTACCGGATCCGCCACCAGTTCTACCATCTTTTTGAGTATCTGCTTCAAAATGAATATGTGGTCCTGTAGATCTTCCTCTTCCAGGATCATTAATACCACCACCAGATCTAGCAATTGGTGTATATGCCTCAACTTTAGTACCGGTTCTAACTAATAATTGAGATAAATGAGCGAATCTAAGTTGAATGCCTCTACTAGGAATCCAAATATCAACTACTTGACCATAATTCCCATATGTACCAGCTCCCATCACCTCACCAGGTTCTTTAACTGCAATATAAGTACCGCTAGGAACAGCAATATCAATACCACCATGATGACTACCAACTTCACCTGTTACAGGATGAGTTCTAGTTCCATATCCAGAGGAAATGGGAGCATCGCCACCACCGATTTGCATTCCAGGTGTAGGAGTAGTATCTTGAGGTGTTGGTCCTGGTGGAGTAGTGTCTGGTGCTGAGATGGAAGCAGAACTGCCCTGAATCTGCTTCAGTTTTTTCAGAAAATCCTTCCATTTGAATCCCCTTTTAGCAGCGTTTCTTCCAGATGCACTATCAGCATAAGTTTGATCCTCAGTACCACCCAATCTTCTAGCATTTATGGGACCTTGAGGGAATCCTCTCCATGTACCCGCCAATACACTACCGAATGCTTCGGCAGACATTCTTTTCGCTAAGAAAGCCTGCATGTTGTGCGGAGGAGCGTTCAACATAGCAATTGTTATCTTATCCTGCACTCCAGGAGTAAATTTAGTGTCGGCATTAAATCCCGCAACGACTGCTCTACCGGCAATGTAAGCTGGCATGTGCTGATATCGACCAGCAGCACCACTTCCAGATCTTCCCTGAAGATGTGCGTAGCTAGCAATTTCTCTAATGGTACATTCTGTTAATTTCTTAGCCGCAGTACCATTTACAGCATCATATCCAGGTGCTTCTACCGATGCAATCAAATCAAGGATTGCCTTTTCTTTTCCGCCAGCGGTAGATACACCAGGATCAACACTACCTTCACTATCCGGTACAGCAGGAGATTGCTGCACTGGTGGAGTTGCTGTTCCATAGGGGTTATCCTCTCCTTCAGGAACCCAATTATTTCCATCCCAAACTACAGATTTACCACCTAATGTAGCCTTTTGACCAACTGCTGGTCGGTTTGCACCCGGCAAGAACGTAGTTTTACCTGATTGAACTACACCACCAAATAATGACTTGAAGAAATTCATGCCATATGTAAATCCTATCTTCATAGGATCGGTGATTACTCTCGGATCTGGAACCATCATTCCCCAAATAGGGAAACTTGATACCCAATTTCCAATACCTGGTGTATTTTTAATCCAATCAGGTACATCAGGAAATTTTACCTTATCAACACCCCTATACCATTGGTTCCAAGCGCCACTAACCCAATTGGAAGCACCCTCAGCACCTGATTTAATTCTCTCGATACTAGTATTCCACCCTGCCTTCATTTTGGCAAAGGTTGCCTCTTTACCGGCACCCTTGACCATATCGTAAATTAACTCACCACCAAACTGACCAATAAGACTACCAACAATAGTACCAATAATAGGTACGGGTAAAAATGATCCAGCAGCAGCGCCAATTGCACCACCAATAGACTGATATGCTGCCTTTTCTCCTTTCCCTTTGATATCAAATATTATATTACCCTGATCGTCAACGTCTAAAATAGACAGTGCAAAGTGAATTAATGTTCCAACTACAGGAATTCTACTGAAAAAACCTTTTGCCCCACTAAAAATACCTTTAACTCCTCTCCAAAGCATTCTGGGAGTCTGCTTTAATCCCTGATTAATAAATCCAGGTACTCTACCGGGACGACGAATACCTACCCTGGCATAATCAAAAATACCTGCCTGTTTTGCTTTAATTCTTTGTAGAGAAGTTTTTAAACGGCTAAGTCTATCAACTCTGCTTCTCTTAAGTATAATATCTCTCTTTCTTGTCGGAGGTATTTTAGTTTGAGTTTTGGGATTCTTACTACCACCTGGTGTCTGTGCACTAGGATCTACACCTGGCACTTGAGGTGCTCCTGCTGCTCTTTCGCGAGCATTTAATAAATCAAGAACTCCAAAAATTAACCCAAAAGGATCAAGTAACAGTTTCAGTCCAATGATGCCGATTAGGATTTTTCCTAACCCCTGCAATCGATCACCAAAGGTAGAATCTTCACCAAATAATGATGTAAATCCATCTAGTAGGTTATCTTGTACTAACCAACTAGTAAATGCAGATATTTTATTCCATACAAATTGGAGCTTCGTTAAGAAGAGCTCCATCTTCTTTTTATTTTCAGGATCACCAACGATCTGCAGAATAGTTCTAACTGCTGCAAAAGTTACTAAACTAATTAAGAATTTGGCTGCCGCAGCTAATAAACCCCCAAAACCTCCAAATAGAGATTCAAATAACTTTGATCCCCAACTCTTATCTTTACCTGTTAGAGTACCAGTTTTAGCAATACCAGAAGCAGCACCCGGAGATGGGCGATTTTCAATTTCATCTTCTCTAGCAGCGTCTTGTTCTCTTCGTAATCTACGACGTTCTGCTTGTTCTTTTAACTTATCATTTTTAATAGATGACATTGAGACTGAATACAGCCCCTTTAAAGTCTGATCAATACCACTCAGACTTGCAGTAATATTACCTAATGCCCTTACACTGGAATTTGCAAGAGGCGTAACAACCTTTGCGATTGCTATGCCCCTATCAGAAGATTCTGGTTGACCTCCTGTAAATTTATATGCATCCAGTTTTGCCACTTAGTTTTATCCTTGTGATCTTTGTCTTTCTTTCATGCGCTGTTCTTCTTCTTTAAGGAAGTCAACTAACATGCTTATATAAATGTCCTTCTCCCATGGCATCAAGTTTTCAATATGATCAATTGCCCACTTATGATGATGTATTAATGCAAAATTAGTTTGATAGTAATTTATCAAACTAGTATGCATAAGGGCTAAGCGAAAAAAGCCGATAAACCCTCAAGTTTAACTTCACTTTCCACGTTAGTGTTGGGATTCATAACCTTTACAGTATGCTCAAGTTTTGGCATAGTTTCAAAGAATTCTTGAATCTGTTTAAACTGAGCAGAACTCATTCCATCAAAGAATTCTAAAAGTTCATTTTGAGGAGTATCTTTACAATCATAAACTTGATTGGGATCTGCAATGCTTTGAACACAGTTTGCTGCCATCTTAAACATTTGCTCAACACCTGGTGTTTCACCGTCACCAAAATTCATTTCAACAAATGACTTTAGGGTGGGGTATCCCATAGTCAAGATAA